TATTGTTGTTCAGATAATTCATCTACAGAAAAAGGTTCTCTAGTAATCTTTTTTAATTCAATAGGTGAAGTTACTGCATCTAGTACAGTTATAATATTGTTAGCTATATTCTCTCTTTTACTCATATCAGTTTATTAACTTTTTTAAATTCTTTTGCAAAGAAGTTTATTAGAGTAGTTGTTTCTCTATCGCCAATAGCAAAAAATGTTCTTTTCTTTTGATTACCTACTGCTTTCATAGCTTGGAATTTATTAGCAAAGAATATGATAGCTTTAGTACTATCAGATTTTTGTGTCATGTTAGATAACATTTGTCCTGAGAAGTTTAGATCAGGAAAATTAACTTGTCTTCCTTTTTCTCGTCTAAATGCCTTGTATTCAGGTTTGTATGGTGCAAAAGCTATACCATCTGCGTTCTTACCTTTTTGAGTTCTTTGTTTAATCAAACCCATAAGAAATTCAGCAGTTCTTCCTAATACTGTTTGGACTTGTCTAGGTTGCTCTCTGATTTGTTGATTTAATTTCCTTTGAAGTCTTTTATCATCAACTTTAGGAGTTATCTTCATCTAACCAATCGTAATCTATGATATGCTTCTTTTTCTGAATTAGTTACTGTGCCTGAACTGTCATCATCATATTCAACACCATCTCTTAATACATCAGTAAATTCTTTTTCATATAAAACTCTGTAATGATTCATCATCATTTGAAATCTATCTAAGTTATCATTACTATTAAATTTAGTAAGCAAAGGACAAACGTAATCAGCTATTACTTTATAGACTGAACATCTTTTCCATTGTGCGTCAGTTAGTTTAGTTCCGTCCATTTCAATAGAATCTAATACAGAAATATCTTCTTGTATGTTTCTTTGATAAACTGGAAACCATTTAATTCTTAAATCTCGTTCAATATCATTTCTAGCTTGTGCATGATAATCGTTAGGTGTTGTAAAGTTTGCTATACCAAAAGTTAATATATCAGGTTGGTAAAATGTTAAGTCAGAATCAGTAGAAAAATTAGCCATGTTAAATCCTTTAAGTGTGGGGGATTTTACTCCCCCACGATAGTTACTCTAATTAAAACGCAGAGTCAGTTGTGATTGCAACTCCGTAGTCAGATTTAACTACACCTGATCCGTAAGTTACAGTAGCCACAATTTCAGTACCTCTTAAAGAAGCATCTCTTTGTGTTTCAATTTTGAAGTCAGCTTTCATAGCTAGACCTAATGATACTGGGTGGAATACTGCACCGATTGAATCATCATATTGGTCAATGCTAATGTTAGCATTTTCAAATACATCAATACCAGCAATTCTGCCAACATATCCGTTTCTTAATGCTTCATTTCCAATGTCAGAAATTGAACTAGCTGAAGTGTTGTATCCAGCTTGAGTCAAAGTTTTCTTTAAATTGAAAACAGCTTTAGGATTGAATACACCGTAGTAAGGTGCTGGTACATTCAATGCTCTTAAAGTTGCTTGTGCTTTGAATAGCAAGTCAGCAGTTAATTCAGTTCCAGCAGAACCAATGTCGCTAGAGAATGAACTAAATAGACCAGCTAAGTCAGAGTCAACTTTCTTAGCGATTGCTTCACCGAATAACTTACCAATGTCAGATGCTACATTTCTAGATGCAGAATCTCTAGCTAAGTCAGTAAGAGTTGTCATAACTCCAACTTCAGAAGCAGTGATAGTTGTTTCAGTTGGGTTTACAGCAGTATTAGATAAGTCAGTTCCTTCTGCGATTGCTGATGCAGAGATAGCTGGATATACTGGTACTGCTATTTGTTTTCCTTGTCCTGAGATGTTGTAAGTAGTTACAACTGGTTTCATTACAGAAGTTTCTTGAAACGTAAATATCGCTTCTTGAATGACCTCTGTGTACAGTTCACTTAGTGTTGAACTTGTTGTTTCGTTTGCCATAGTTTTGTCCTTTTAGGTTAGTTGTTAATTGTTAAGTTTGCCTTCAACCCACCTTGCTCTTTTTGTTTTTTGTATTCAGCATAAATCTTACGATCTTCAGCTTTAGACAAATCCAAATCAGCTATATTAAACGGCTTTAGTGTATTGCCACCAATCCCACTCTGACTACCACTACCTTTTGGTGTAGCACTCAAATGATGAGGATTGTTATTTAGATACTCAGCAACCAACTCGTTCACACTCATTAATTCGCCTTTTTCATTGTATCTTGGTGTTCCATTTTCAGAAACGACCTCAACATTACCTGAGTCATTTAACTTAACTGCATTTCTTAATAAAGATTTAACTTCATTAGGATTAATTGCTTTAAGTTGAGAAGCAGTATTAACTAATGTTTCGTCAATTCTAATCTTCTGTAACTCAGATTCCAAAGCAGATATTCTACTATCTTTCTTTGATACTGTTTCTTTCAAAACTTTATCAAATTCACCTCTTTGTAAGGCGAGTTCTTGTTCCTTCTGTTTCTTTTCTTCCAAAAGTTTTTTAGCTTCTTCTAAATCTAGTCCATCAAGTTTAGATGATACAGTTTTTTTGTATCTCTCTAATCTTCTTTGTACTATCGCTTCTACTTGATCTTCAGTAAATGCTTTAGACTCAGCTTTGCTTTCAGTTTCATTAGAAACTTCAGTTACTTTGTCCACATTATTTTCAGTAGCTTGTGTTTGCTCTACCGAGTTATTTTTCTCGTCCATATTTACTCCTTTAATTTTAACTGCCTATTTTGTCAATCTAATTTGTAGTTGCCTTCTGCATCTAGCCAATCAGGATTGGTTGGTTGCCAATGATGGCGACAGTTGTAACCACCTCTGACAATAAATGGATCGCCTTGTGCTTTACCCTTCCACGTTTGCGAACTCCAAGTATCTCTTATTTCTTCTTCAGAAAAAACTTTATTTACATTTCTTCTACAGAAATCTCTACTATCTCTTACAGTAGTTCCTGTATATTTGTAATGGGTTAAACCTAACTCATCTGATCTATATTTTGCAAATTGACCATCAAAACCCATTAAAGAATCTTGTACTAATTGTGTAGCATAACGTCTAAAGTTATTACCTAATCTATCTCTACCATAAATAGTTTGTAATCGTTCTGTTGCTGTTTTAACTTGTTCAGTCTTATCAGGATTGTTTGCAATAAAATCTACTAACTCTTGTGCCTCTTGGTCATCACTAGATTGATAAATACCATTAATCTTACCTCTTAAATCATTAATCATTTGATCGGTAGGTTTTCCAGTAAGTGTACTGTTATAAACTTCTTGTGCTAACTCATTAACAAACTCACTACCCAAATCTTCAAATGGTAAATAAGCACTTCGTTTTAATTGTTGAATTGTTGTTAAATCTAATTCAGTAATCTCTTTAAAGTTTTTAGGTATAGGATATTCTTTAAACGTAGCTAATAACCAACTAGCTGACTTATCATACTCAGATATATTTTGTTGTATTGCATTAAGATAAGTTTGCTCAATGTATTGCTTGAGTTTAGGACGCATCTCTAAAGCAATCGTAGTTCTTAATTTTAAGCTACCTCTTTGTGGGTTAATTTTACTTGCCTCAGTTATAACTAGGTTCTCTAATTCTTGTAAGGATTTTTGTAGTCGTTCAACATGACTATCTGACAAATTCATAACTTTGTTTTGTCGGTAATCTCCTAATTTTTCTAATAAATCTTTTGCCATGTTCTACAAATGTTCCTCTTGTTTTTATATACAAATCTGATTAAAAAAATAGTTATATGTATAAAATAAATCAAAAATGCTCTTGTTGGAGAAGCGATATAAGAGGTTGGACTAGAGGATATATAACTGGATTCACCAAAAAAAGAATTAAAGCATTTAATCATACATTAGATAGAATTGGTAATTACAAACCTGAACATATTTCAATAGAAGAATCTCCAAAAAAATTATATTAAACTGTTGGAGTAGTTATAGGTGTTACTGGAAACTCTCCAAGTCTTGTTGTTGATTGATCTATTTCTTCATCAATTTTAGATAATGTTTCATCATCTTCAATAACTGTTCTGGCTATTTGTTTATCTAGTTCTTTGATAAATGTATCAGATTTAATATTAGATGCTTTAGCTTGTTGCAGAACTTCTAAATCAGTTGCCCAATCTCTAAGATCAAAA